CAACGGCGTAAAACGTCCCCAAACTTCTGCATTCTCCGGTCCTGTAGCCAGGTTGACCGCTTCATCGTCCCACCTCCAACCTGGGGACAACAAACCGGACAACTCATCTGCTACCTAATCCGGACATATCATGTGCTTACGACATGCACTTGCAGCCCAGTGGCGGCGGCGACGGACTTGACCTATATGGCGGCTATTGGCATTGAACTATCAAACTTCGGACCTTGAACCCGATGAACAGTCTAGATTTGCCGATGCGCCCCGAGGACACGCGCGTCGTTGTCGCCATGTCTGGCGGTGTGGATTCCTCAGTTGTCGCCGGCCTGTTGAAGTCCGAGGGATATGATGTTGTCGGCATCACGCTGCAGCTCTATGATCACGGGGCTGCAACGCACCGAGCAGGTTCCTGTTGCGCCGGTCAGGATATTGATGACGCCAAGCGAGTGGCTGAAACAATCGGCGTGCCGCACTATGTTTTAAACTATGAGCAGCGGTTTCGCGAAGCCGTGATCAATCCATTCGCCGAGAGCTATGTTGCTGGCGAGACGCCGATCCCGTGCGTGTCGTGCAATCAGACCGTCAAATTTGCTGATCTTTTGGCCACTGCGCGCGAACTTGGCGCCGACTGCCTGGCCACCGGCCATTATATTCGCAGCGCCGCCAATGGCGCGCACCGGGCTCTCTATCGTCCGATCGACGCTGATCGCGACCAAAGCTATTTCCTGTTCGCCACGACACAAGAACAGATCGACTATCTGCGCTTCCCGCTTGGCGGCCTGTCCAAGCCGCAGGTGCGCGAGACTGCGGAACGCATGGGGCTTTCGGTAGCGGCCAAGCAGGACAGTCAGGACATCTGCTTCGTCCCGCAAGGCAAATATTCCGACATTATCGCCAAGCTTAAACCGGCTGCAGCCAATGAAGGCGAGATTGTGCATCTGGACGGGCGCGTACTTGGCCGGCATGACGGCATTGTGCACTACACGATTGGCCAGCGGCGCGGCATTGGCGTCGCTGCCGGTGAACCACTCTATGTGGTTCACCTCGACGCCTTACGGGCTCGGGTGATTGTCGGGCCACGTGAGGCGCTTGAGACGCACAAGATTTTCTTACGCGACATGAACTGGCTGGGAGACCGCCCGCTGGATGCGCTTGGGCCCGAGGGCATGCCGCTATATGTCAAGGTCCGGTCGACCCGACCGCCGCGGCCAGCGACGTTGTTTCACAGCGATGGCCATTCCTGGGTCGAACTGAGCGTGGGTGAAGCTGGCGTCGCGCCAGGCCAAGCCTGCGTGCTCTACAGCGACGATGGCAATGCAGCGCGCGTCTATGGCGGCGGGTTTATCCAGCGTTCAGAGCGCGGTCGCGAGGCCGAGACGATGTTGTCGCGGCTTGCAGGCAGCGCCGCCTGAACGGGACCGCCGCGTTTCGCGTCTGGCGCGTCTCGCGACCAACGCCTCGGGCGTCTAACTTTCAAAAGTGAGCGACAGTCCCGGCCGTGAGTATTTTCAGCACGGCGATGCCCTCTTCACCCGTTGTGCGCGGCGCACTGCGGGTTTCGATGCTGGATAAAAAGTGCTCCAGTTCACGGGTCAGCGGCATGCCCTGGTCGATCGGCACGTAGGTCGGCTCGTTGGTGGTGAAGGCCCAATGGCCGCTGTCCTGCCAGACTGCGTGCCGGTAGACGGCGAGCTTGCGCTGCCAGGGCTCAACATCATCAAACACCGCCATGGCCTTGGTTCCGACGACCGTTAGCCGGCGCTCCCGATAGGGATTGAGACGTGAGGTAAAGAGATGGCTGCGGATTCCATTCGGAAATCGCAGATGCACATGGGCAAAGTCGCTCAGATGATCGAGCAAGGCGGCGCCCTCGCCACGCACCTCTGACGGCGCTTCACCGGTGATCGCCAGGATCATCGAGAGATCATGAGGCGCCAGGTCCCAAAGCGCGTCATTCTCCGTATGGAACTTGCCCAGACCCAGACGATGCGAATGGATATAGCGCACCTCGCCCAGTTCGCCGGCGTCAATCAGCTCCTTCAACTTCTCGAAAGCCGGATGGAAGCGCAGGACATGCCCGACCATGTAGATACGTCCGGCCTCATGTGCGGCCGCAACGGCAGCCTCGGCGTCCGCAACGGTCAGGGCAATAGGTTTTTCAACCAACACGTCCTTGCCGGCGCGGATCATTGACGTCGCCACTTCCGCATGAAACTGCGGTGGCAACGCGATCACCACAGCATCGACGTCATCGCGAGCCGCCAGCTCATCGGGATCAATGGCCAAAACCTCGTGATCGCTGGCAAACCCTTCGGCCCGCGCGCGGTTAGCGTCGGAAACGGCGTGTAGAACGCCAAGCGACTTCAAAGTGCGGATGTGATTGGATCCCCAATATCCGCATCCAATCACGGCGACGCGCGGCTTCATTAATGCTCACGATCAAAAAAATGTTGGCCGACACATAGCCGCGCGCTGAAATGAACTCAACCCTATGGTCAAAATGGCGCAGATGGACCTAAATCGATCCCGGCGACAGTTAAGAACCGGATGCTCGATCTTTCCTTGACAGGCTTGGCGGCCAAACCTTATATCCCGCCCGTCCTATGCGGCCTCGCCGCGCCCTGGCGGGGTAGCTCAGTTGGTTAGAGCGAGGGAATCATAATCCTTAGGTCGGGGGTTCAAGTCCCTCTCCCGCTACCATTCTTTCAGTTGTCCATACCGGAGACATAGGTTGTAGCCTGACTGTAGCCTGACACCGGATATTGGAATTTTGTCACCGGATATTGGACAACTCACTTTTTGTGCTTGTGTAGCCGGTCAGCGGTTTTGGCAATTTTGTCAGCGGTTTTGTCAGTAACTCACTTTTTGAATTTGCCTTCTAAATAGCCTCTCACACTCTATCTGAAGGTAATAAAAGGGCCGGTTGCCGGTCACTAGTTGCCCGCCTTTTTCTGATCCTCCGGCGCCTCGACCTCAATGTCGGTAATATAGCCGCTTGCGCCGAACTCGTGGGTCACAGTGGTTGCCCTCCATTTGCCGTTGATCTCCGGCCGGAAGCCGGCGGCAATGACGTCAGCTTCCGCACTGGCAGATGGCCGGCCGGGCATGGTGAACGAGCCCGACCCTGTCTTGCGGTTCATGCTGACGCCTTCCGCCTCGGCCGCCTTCTTGGCGTCGGCCTGGCTGCGGAATGGGTGTGGCAGCATGAGAATTGGACCCTGGCCGCCAGTCTTTACAGTCTCGTATTTCATCTTGCCGGCAGCCCGGTCAAACCATTTGCCGGTGACTTTGGCGTGCCGCGGACGCGGCTCGATATCAAACGACCAGTTCGAACATTGGCGCTTCGCGATGTGAATAACCGGAAGTTGCGCGCCGGAGATCGAGGCCGCTTTGCCCTTCTTTGCGAACACCATTTTTCCGCCGGCCGGCTTGGCGACGGCGTTGTAGCGTCTGGCGAGGTCGGTTGCGAAGCCGACCGCCGACTGATTGAACCGCGCCTCATAGTCAATTTCGATGCCCGCCAGATCGCCGTCGACAGCGACTTCAAGCTTGTGCCGCGCAAAGACCTCCTTCAGCATCGCGCCGAGCGTTGTGTCTTCGAAATGCTCAGTCATGCGCTCTTTCAACTCGTCGCGGAAGTCCGCCGCCCTGGCGTGGATCGTCACGAACTCGCCATCATCGCCGCCATCCAGATTGACACCGGCCACTGTGAACAGACCTTTGGACGTCACGCCGGTCTCATAATAACCATACAGTGGCTCAAGCACTGCACCCTCGGCCGGCAGTTCGATCATGTTGAGCCGGTCATCAAACGTGAGCTCCAGCGCATCCGCCTCCTCGCCGGAATTGTCTGTTAGCCTAGCGCTCACCAGCGCGGAGTAGAAGCCGCGCCGCACATCGCTTCCACCGACCTTGCAGACAAAACGCGGCCGCATTGGTTCAGTCCCACAGCTTGATGGACTGGACGACGCGCGTGTCGGGGATCGCCGGAAAGTTGATGACCGTGCCATGCGGCAGGCAGTCGCCGTTTGCTGCTGCAGCGCCTGCCAGACCCGGATTGGCCGAGAGCACGGCCTCGATATAGCCGGAAGCGCCGATCACGGCCGCGCGCTCAAGGTCGCCGGTCTCCTCAAGGAGGTAGGTAAACACGGCCTCCTCGATCGAAAGCGTGTCGCCCTTGACCTTAATTGTCATCAGAACAGGCCTCCAAGGCCGCCGATCTCGCCGCCATAGGGTGCAAGCTCGACCGAGAATTCGAGCATGCGGCCCTGCCCGTCGACACCGATGTAAGTTTGGGTGTCGCCAATACTGAGGATCACAACCAGCCCGAAAATCTTGATCATGCCGGCAGCGCCAAGCCCGGCCATCATGACCGGCATGCCAAGAGACTGGGTGATGCGCATGGCCTCATATTGCGAACGGCCGCCGAACTCTTCCGGAAATATCAGGCCGGAGATCGTGGTGCTGTTGTCTCCAAGGCCGGTAAATTGTCTTGCCGCCATGCCGCCGAAACGGGGAACTGACGGCCATTTTGCCACCGTCTCCCGCTCCAGCTGCTGATAGTTGAGCGGCAGGATGGAGAACGTGTGTGGTCCGAGGCGGAGAAGCGCGTTCATTCGTCGACACCGTCATGCAGCGCATTCATTCTGGCGGCGGTCACAGGACGGCGCGCGCCGCCACCAGAGCTTGTCACTCTGATATTGGCGGCAGCGGACCGGATCGCGGCAGCCGCGGCGGCGCCAAAAGCAGCGCCGGCAGCCGAGGCCGCGCCTTTGATTTGTGTTGCGGCGGCTGTGCCCATCGCCGTTCCCGCCGACTGTCCGGCTGTCTGCAGTCTCTCGCCTGCCGCACCGGCCCCTGCCTCAAGTGAGCCTCCTGCCTGGCGGCCAGCACTCTCCAACCTGCCGCCGGCATCGGTGAAACCGCTCATGATGCCGCCCAGTTCGCGCAATCCCTTGTCAAAGGCTTCGCTCTGCGCTGGAGGCGGTCCAAATGGTTGTGGCGTGCTGCTTGATGGCGCTTGGTGCGGCTGCTGGCCAACTGGTTGCGGCGCAGAATTTGACGGCGCTTGTTCGCCCCCCAGCCATCCAGGCAGTTTCGGCAGGCTGATCTCAAAGCTGAAAGCGTTCTTCAGCCAGGCGGCCTTTTCCGCAATCCATGCCTCGACGCCAGCCCATGCATCTATAAAGCCGCGCTTGAAACTGGCGATGATTGCGCCAGCCGCACCTGACAGGTCGATACCGTCGAAGGCATGGCCGATCCGCGATCCGAGATCGCGGCCAAGCGCCTCGATCTGCGCCCGGGCGTCGCCGCTCAACTGCTCCTGACTGAAGATGCCGGCGAAGAACCCAGCAACGCTGCTTTTCAGGCTGGAAAGGCCCGCCAGCATGGTGGTCGCCAGCCCGGAGAAATCGAAGGCCTGGCCGAGCGCGGCCATGGCCGCTTCTGCGTCGGCGCCCAACGTTGAGGCAATTTTGCCGGCGAAGCCGCGCAGCATGCCAAGCAATGATGTCCAGGCCGAACCGATCCATCCGAGATCGGGAGCGAGCGCATCCCACAAGCCAGCGCCTAGTCCTTTGGCAAAGGCGGCGATGCGCTGCCAGTATTTCCAGACCAGAACAGCTGCGCCTGCGATCGCGAGCATGGCGGCAATGGCCGGCGCGCTCAAGCTCGCCATTGCGCCCAGGGCAGCGGCGGCGACCGTTCGCAGGGCTGTGAAGACGACACCAATGCGGCCAAGGCCCAGCCCTGCCCGCAGCACCGCACCGAATGCCCGGCCGAGGCGGCCAACAAGGCCGGCCAGCGGAGCGATGCTCTTGCCAGCCTGGTCGAACCGGTAGAACATTCCGATCGTGCGGAATATCTGCCGGCCGGTCACCGCCCAGGCAAAGGCAAGCACCCGCATTGCCGCACCCATCATCAGCATCGCGCCAGCCGCCTGGACGATTGTCGATGTCAGTTCAGGGTTGGCGTTTGTCCAGTCATTGACAGCACGCACGGCGCCGGTCAGCCACCGGATCACTGCCTGCGCCGCCGGCAGCAATGCGCCGGTCGAGGCGAAGAGGTTGTCGATCTCGGTAACAAGCCCTTTTAACTCGGTTCGAAGCCCCTTGGCGACATTCGCGAAATCGCGATCGATGACGCCTTCCGAACTAGCCGCTTTGTCGCGGATGCGCTCATATTCCTCAAGGTTAGGCATCATGGCGCGCAGGAAGTTGAGCACCTCCTTGTCGGCGAACAGCTTGCCCATCTCGTACTGGTCGCCGCCCGTCGCCTTCTTGATCACCTTCATTGCGTGCAGAAGCGGATCGGTCCCGTTCTTCGCCGCGCCCTTCATCTCGGCCTCGATGTCGATGCCCATCTTCTTGAAGTTTTTGACGGTGTCGGGCGAGCTGATTTTGCCGAGGAAGTTCGACATGTTGTTTGCCGCCTCGTCGGCCGAGCCGGCCGACTTCATGGCGATTTGCAAGGCGGCCGACAGTGCGGCGACGGCCGGCACGCCTCTCATCTGCAGAGCCTGCGCGTTGGCCGTCAGCTCCGGGAAACTCCGGGCCATATCCTTCAGCTCGAAGGACCCTTCCTTGCCCGACGCCGCCATGACGTCGAAGGCCTTTTGCAGATTGGCGGCCGCCACGCCCAAATTGTCGATCACGGCAAAACCGGCATTGGCCATGTCACCAACGGCCGCGCGTTCGGCCGTTGATGAGCGTCCGGTCGCCTTGACGGCGTCGAGCGCCGCCTCCATGTCCATGCCCTTGCCAACATAGGCCTGCACGATTTCCAACAGTTCGAGCTTGTTCTTGCCGGTGTCTTTGGTCAGCGCCATCAACTGACGCTCAATCTCGCCCATCCGTTCCACCGGTATTTCGGCCACGTTGGCGAAATCGATGAATTTGTCCTGGAAGTCCGCCTGTTTGTTGAGCGGCGCGAACACGGTCGCGATCATGGCGGCCGCGCCGAACAGGTGTTGACGGGTATGATCGACGCGGCGGTCCAGCCGGTCGAGGTTCTTCTCGAACTGTTCGCCTGAGAATTGCGGCCGGATGGCGTCGCCGAAGCCGCGCCCGAATTGTGACGCCGCTTTCGCGACATGACTGCGGAAGCCTTCAACCTTGCCGACCATCGCGTCCAACGGCTTCGACAGCCGATCGACGAGGCGAACAATCAAGGCTACGTTCATGTCCACGGTCAGTGAACTCCCCAGGGACAGAAGAGCATTGACTTGCGCAGGCGCTGGGCCTCAATGTGCCAGGCGTACAGTTCGTCGAGGTCCCACTCCTCAATCTCGGCCAGGCCGAAACCGAGTGTTGCGGCTACGTCTGCGGCGAGCCTTCGCCAGGCGAAGTGATCCCGGGAAAAAAATCGCCAAGCGCCTTGAAGATCGCGGGGTAGTCTGCCGGGTCGATTTCGTCGATGACAGCGCCCGGTTGACCGCACAGATCGCCGATCAGGTCCGAGACGCCATCCAGCTTGTCAGTAGTGACTAGCCCGGCCAGCTGCGAAATTACCTTGTCGCGCGTTGTGTTTGCGGCGTCCTGGTCGAGTATCGCATTGACAGCGTCGGGCCCAAGCAGCGCCAGCGCCTTCTTGATCGCCTTACCTTTCGGCCGGCGAAAGGTAAGCTTGGTGATTTCCGCGCCGCCCTCGGCCGGTATCGGCCAGGTGAGCGTGACCTCAGCGGTCGCCTTCTTCTCCATGATCAGGCTCCAATGCCAAGGATGCGGTTGCGGTTGGCGTTGACAGCAACGCCGTTGCGGATGCGCCAGCCGCCCATATAGAAATTGAACTCGCGGATGACCTTTTTGTCGTGCACTTCCTGATACCAGGCGACCGACGAGATCGTGTGGTCGTAGCCGGCCTTGTCGCCGCCCTTCATCTGATCGGGCTCAAACTTGGAGACGCGGCCTTTGAGGTCGATGACCACTTCGATCTCGCGGCCGCTCACTTCGTCAACAATTAACTTGCGCGCTGTAAAGGGCGTCCGCTGGCCGGGCGGCAGGCCATACAGACCGTGGACGCGGGCGTCATCGGTGGCAAGCTTGAACGGCATTTCAAGCTTCGACGTGACGCCCAGCGGCACATCGATCTCCAGCGACGAGCCGCCAGGCGTGAAATCAAAGCTCTTTTCTTCAAACGACGGGAGTTTCATCTCCTCGATCGCCAGATGCAGGTTCTCGGTGTCGGCGGCGATCAGGTTGAACGCACGGATAATATTGAGGTCCATCGATCTCGTCTCCTTTACGTCGCCCGGTCAAGCGCCGAGAGGATGTTGTCCGACAGGGTGTCAAAATAGACCGCGTTGCGGCGCGAACCGAACTGCAGGTCATTGAGCGGCGGTGCCTCTTCCGCATCGAACTCGACGCGCAGGATGCCGCCGCGCATATTCATGGTGGAGTTCATCTCCTTCAGCCAATAGGCGCGCCCGCCAAGGATCGCTCCGACGGCCACAAGTTCGTCCAGAAATATCTGCAGCGAACGGATGATCGACACACCAAGCTGGACCGATAGATTGTTGTCCATCGCCCAGCGAAACGCCGGAGGAATGGCTTTTTCAATGGCTGCGCGAGTGCGCACCACGTTGACGAAGCGCCAAAGCTGGTCGAGCGAGGTCGTTTCAGAACCCCACAGGATCGTGCCGTTCGCTGCCGCCCGCCCACCAGCGCTTTGCACCGTGACCGACGGGATGATGGTGTTGATCTTGTGGTCGTTGAGGTAGTTCGCCTCATGATCGATCTCGCCATCAAAATAGGTTACCGGACGGCTGGTGCCGACAATGCCGGCAATGCCTTGGTTCGACGGCGACCAATATGGCCCGCCCTTCTGCTTGTCGCGTTTGACAAACAGTGCGGCCGCATAGGCCGAGGCCGGACGTACAATGATTGCGCCGGTCGCGTCCAACACACGGACGCCCGGCTCCATCAGATAGACATATCGGCTGGAAAAATCAGCCGCGTAGGCGAAGGCCGCTTCCTTTGTAGTCCCGGGGCAGTCGCCGATCGCGATGGCCTTCAGCGCCGAGGCTACGCCCTCGGCCGCAGCCATGACAGGGTTCTTCGCGTCGGCGATGCGCTGAGAGGTAAAGCCGGGGGAGATGAGCAGACCTGGTTCAACACCGGTATGGCCGCGCGCATAGCGCATCGCATGAACGCCGGTCATAGATCCGGCGCTGCCGGCAATATTTGCCAGCGTCGCGTCGATGCTCGCGCCTTCGGCGACACGAACGCCAACAATGGACGCAACAATACCCTGTGAGGCAATTGCGTTGACGGCGTCGCGAAACGCGTTATTCGCGCCCAGCGCCTCCACCTTGTCGGCGTCGTTGCTGAAAAAATGAACCGGCTCGTCGAGCGGGAAGACCGCCGGATCGGCGTCCTCCGCTGGCAAGGTGACGCCAATCGGCGAAAGGTTTGCCGCCTCGATCGGTCTTTCGGTCTCGCCAGCGTCGAAAACACGGACGCCGTGATTATAGGGTGCTGTCGCCATTTACCTGAGAGCTCCGGGGACATCGGGCCAAATTGCCGCTGTTTGCAAAGTTTTTACAGGCGCGCGCGATGATCGCTGGTGGTGAAGCGCCTCACCATCAGCGCAGATCCTTGGCCTGCATCCATGCTTGGTCGAGCTCGGCCACCGACATTTCCAGATGTTCACGAACCATGTCGACCAGCGGGTGGTCGCGATTGTAAGTCACTGCATTGCGCAGACGGGAGAGAGCGACCGCCTTGTCAAAATCGTCAAACGGCAATGCGTCAATGACCGCCTCGATGCCGGCGATGCTCAGCCCTTTGACGAGAAGCAGCGCCTCGAACTGGAAGCGGTTGAGCGGATAGGCGCGCGGATCGGCGGATGCAATTGAAACGCCGTGCGCGCTGAGCACCCGCGCCAGTTCAGCATCGCTCTCGTCGCCAGCCTCGTCTCTCGGATAAGGTGTCGGCAGCCGATCCGCCTCGGCGGCAAGCCATGCGATATACGCCTCGTCGTTTTCATCAACATCGGCCAGGCGCGCGGACGCATAAAGCGATCCGTCTTGACGCCGCCAATACCAGTCATTTGGATTGAACATCAGTAATAGCTCCCGGTTGTCGCTGTACCGGCCACATCGCCTGGGAAGTAGTTAGCGCCGCCGCCATTGGTGTCGATCACGCCGGCGATGGTGCTGTCATAACGCTTGCCTGTGACGACGCCTGCGTTCGTGAAGGTGAGCGACGGCAGGTAAACCTGGCCGGACTGACACGATACGAAAGCATCTGTGAAGTCTGACGCTCCGGTGAAGGCGATCGATACGGCGGCTTGCCGGCTGACCAGGCCACCATTTTGGGCGCGCGCAAAGGAGCCGCGTGACCCGGCCGCCACACTGTGCGATCCAATCATCGTAATGGCTGCGCCGTTGCCAGCCGCAACAATCAGATGCGTCGCGGCAGCACCCCAGACAATGTTATCAAGTGTGATCGTGCTCAGCACGCCGGCAAGCGCGCCATAGGCTGGCGCCGCGCCGGTATTGTCGATTGTGACATCCTTCAGGCCAATGTCGCAAAAATAGGCCGCGTGCAAAAGACCGCCTGCGACAGCGCCGGCGATGGTCACCGCATCCGGGGTTCCTGCAACGCCAGCGAAGACAATGCGCATCGGCGTCCTGAATGCGCTGAAACCTGCATATGCAACTACAGAAGCCGCCATGTTGACAGTCGCACTGTATCTGTTCGATCCATAGCGTTTGGAAATGTTATCGACTGCACCCTGCATCGTCTTCCATGCGCCGTTCGGCGTATTGGCAAGGCCATCGTTTGCGTCGTTGCCGTCATGGCGAATATAGAAAGTCAGATTGCCAAGCGGCATTTGCGCGATCGCGCTATTTGCCGTCTGCATCAGACGCCATGACAGGCCACGACGCACAAGGCTCACAATACCTGGCGTCAGATCGCCCGGCTGTAGCGGCTCCCCGCCAGATTTCAGGATCGGCACCGGCCCAGCGCCAAAATCCAGTGTTGCTGCGCCCAGATTTCGCGCGGCCACCAGCAGCCGGATAATCATGCCATCCGGCCATTGAGCGGGTGTGGGCGCAAGCGCGGCCGTCAGCGCGCTGGCTGTTCCACCGGCCACGCAATAGGTCCATTTTCCGGCCTGCTGGTCGAGCGCCAGTTTTTCGACATAGGCGCCGCCGACACGCACAAACACGCGGCCGTCAGGCAGGCCGACGCCATGGCCATTATCCGGCGTGACAATCGCCCAGCCGGCATTGGTGTATTCGGTGAGCCTGTTCGCCTGTCCCGCCCATGCGCCGGTTGCGCCGGCCGGAATGACATAGGTGTCGCCGGTCTCCGGATTGGCAGGCGGTGCGGTGGTCGAAACTGAAAGGACCGGCAACCATGGCGTGACGGTCAGCCGCTGCAGCGCCACCTGCATCGACGCATCAACGACGATGCTGACATTGGCGATGTTCGAGAAAGCGACTTCCAGGCGCACTGTGCCTTCAACCGTCTGGCCGGAGGCCGGGACCGGTTTGTTGATCGGCGGGTCGTAGTGGGCAATCGCGATCAGCGCGCCGGTCTCGTCGAGAAGACCAGCCTCCCGGATCGTATACGGACCTTCTTCTGCCGGCAGAAAGGCGTCGAAATAGGCGACGTTAGCCGCACCGGCTACCGTGCCGCTGGCGCTGATCGACTTGCGGGCGACCTCATTGTAAAGCTCGGTCTCGCCGCCGGACGGAACGGTAGCTCCGTCACCAATCACAATATGGGTGATCACAACAGGAACGCCAGACGCCAGTGCGGCCGCCTCTTTGGCGCGGCCTGTATTGGTCAGCAGAGCGAACGAATTCTGTGGCATTCTCAGCGCTTCCTTTTGCTTGCCGCTTTAGCCGGATCAGCCGCCGCCATGGCCTGTTGTTCGGTCAGCTGGCCGTTGATTGCCTTAACCAAGGGCGCCGCGAGTTTGAACGGCAATTCGGCCAGCGCCTGGTCAAGCACGGCAAGCTGCTGTTCAGTGAGAGTAAGAGTGTAGGTTTTCATGTGGTGCTTTTCCTCAGGCGTGGAGGCCGTATGCGCGGAAATCGTCAATGAGCGCTTTGACGCGCTCGGCCAGTTGTTCGGTTGTGACCGTTGCGGTATCGAACGCGGTACGCGCAGCTGTACCGGTGGCAGCCGCCAGCACTGCACGAGCAACCGGCGCAACGCCGAAGAAGCCAATACCCGTCGAGTTGACCTCGATCTTTGCCGCGCTGGCTCCATCTTCGAGACGGACGCCACCGGTGCCCTTGCCCCTCAAAATCTGCGAGAGGTTGGCGTCAGCTCCTGCCGCGACAAGCCGTGGATTGATGCCGGCCACACCGCCGGTCGCCGAGATGAAATTGACAGCCGTAGCTGTCGGCGAAATGCGGAAATGCTCACCAGCGCCATCGTGAGATTGAAGACGTATTACGCCGAGGCCGGTTGCGCTCAGGTCGAGTGATATTGCGGCGTCAGTTCCTTTGGCCTTCACGGCCACAGGGATGCCAGTGCGGCTGTTGGCAATTTGCACATGATTGACAGCGCCAGCACCAGCAAGATCGTCCTTGAAGACAGCTATTGGTCGTTCATTCATGCCGGCGATGTGCACTTCTGCATTTTTTAAATAGAGGCCAACCTCCTGGCCAGCCACCGCAGTTCTGTCAGACCGCAACGTTGCGCCTCGAATTGTCGCTGACGCCTCCCATACCAGTTCGTGCTCCGTCGCAAGTGACAGTGCTTTCGCGCGACCTATGAGGCCGCCAGCGCCGGACCGCTTCAGGCTATTGGCGCGGAGGATGATGCCAGTGTTCCACCGGTAATTCGAATTCGCGGCGCTGTGGGTTCCGCCAGCAATATCCATCGCGGCGGTGCCAGGGTTTAGAACATCATCCAGCAAAGCGTTGGCGTCACCCAGTTGATAACCCTTGCCGCCTTCCACTGCGGCGAAGAAACCAATGTAACCACCAGTCACGGAATATGCATTGCACACGTGATCTGTCGCGGTCCAGTTGCCGCCCTGCGCCTCCATGGCGGCTGCGCCGACACCATCACCCATCAACATGGCCTCGGCATAAAAGCCGCGACCATAGCCGCGTTCGACCAAAGTGACGCCGGCCACGCCAATATTGACGCTGGCGCCTGGCACCATGTCGGGCGGGTTCCAACTGCCGCCGAGGATGGCAATTCGAGGATTGTCGTGTTCGGAGGTTACGGCAAGGTAGGCGTTCTTTTCGAAGTAGTTTGCGCCACGTTCAGTCAGCCAAGAGCCGCCGAGCAGGCTGCCCGATTTCATGCCCGTGTGGGCTGACGACGCGCCCATAAACATGCGGTCGCGTTGCCGTACGATTTTTGTTGTCGGGTTCGCGTCCTTGAAGAAGCCGCCAACAGCCGGAGCAGCGGCCGCCGTCAGGCCTGGCAAGACAGAAAATTGAGGATCTTTCAGAGCGGCCTCGACCGCAGCCGAGATTGACACGCGGCCTTGATTTGCACCGTCGATCGGGAAAAAATCGGCGCTGGCGTCAGGAGTGTCGACCTGTCCCAGCAGGAAAATGCGTTTTGTCTTCAGCGCCATTTCTTCCGACCTAATCTGCCAATTCGATCAGCGTGTCGCCGCCGATCGTGAATGCGTTATTGTCGTCGCCCAGGTAGAATGCAGGATCCTCGGCAGACGCATGCGCGGTTGCCGAGACGAACAGGACGCCGGTAACCGCCGCGACCACTTCGGCGCGCAGCGCAGGCACGCTGAAGACAAATGGATGCGCGATCGAGCAAAAGGAAGTTTGCGTGAAACCGCCTGCATGGACCGTTCCGCGCGCGCGGAGCGCTGCTCGGGCCGTCATGACACGGGATTTTGGTTTGGCTGCGCGCACCGCCTCCAACGCCTGCCTCTGTGTCAGAATATGAAATTCCGGACCACCGTCGCGGTAGATGACATCAACCCTGAACGTGCCATGCCGCGCGCCGTCCTCCCACCATTCGACGATCGTGGCTTCGAGGTCGAATGCGGCAAGCGCCCGCTCGACAGCGCCTCGCGTTCCCTTCAGCCGATGCACAGCCGGCGCGGCGGCAATCACCTTGCGCTTGCGCTCTTCAGTCCAGCTGTCATCCCACACGTCGACCGACAGCGCCCAGGCGAGATAAGGCAGAACCGGTACAGGGCAAAGGTAAGGGTTCCAAAGCACATCGATCGGCACGGGAAGTGCTGCCAGCCGCGCGGCGTCGACGCCGGCGATCGCAACCTGGAACGGCGTGGCCGAAGGCGGAAAGCGGACGCTCCAGCTCATCGCCAGTTCTCCTCAGCGGCGACCAGCAAGATAGTCACGCCGGCCAGGTCGGGCGCGCCAAGCGAGCCGGGATCTACATCCGCCGCCGGCGAGATCAGCTCGATCGAGGCTACGCCGGCGACCGACAATGCGCCGCCGAGAACCAGCCGTTCGATGACCGCGCCGGCGCGGCGCTGCGCTTTGGCGTAGGCCTGGACACGCTTCGTCGCCTCGGCTTCGACCAGCTCATAGTTCTGGCCGGCCGTCACCTTCAGGATGGCTTCAACGGAATAGGCAGCGCGATCGGCGATATGGACAGTCACCTTGTCGCCGAGCGGCCTGACATCCTTGGCTGACACCGCCGCCAGCACCTCGGCCCGGAGCGACATGCCTGCCGTCCAGGCTTCCTTCTCCAGCCGTTCAGGTGACGGCACGACGACAATGAGGATTTCCGGCGCGATGACATCCGACCCGTCCGGGTATTTCGCGCCATCCTCTTCCGAATAGGCAGCGGCATCCGACACGGCGCGGCGGCCATCCAATTCCAGGGCGTGAAAGACGTAGCCGCCTTCGGGACCAGCCGTCGAGAAGGCTTCTGGCGCTAGCGCGATGCGCGCCCGAAAGTCGTCATCTTCTTCCTTGATGACTTCGCCGGTTTCGGATGTCGAGGACAGACGCGAAATGCCGTAATAGGTGGCGGCAATATGATCCAGGTTCGAACCCCAGCTTGTCGCCAGCATGACGGCTTTGCCGGCATCGTTGATACGCGCCCGCAGCATCAGTTCCCGGTCATTCGAAACCTCCTGATCAAGCCGCAGTGGATCGGTCTTCAGTGCGCCTGTGTCATAGTCGACTGACACCGCAGCAGCTCGTGCCTTCAGATCGTCGAGCCGCTCCTGGAGCGTCGTCTCAAAGGACAGTCCCTCTAGAAGATCGAGCGCAGGCAGCTTGGCAAGATTGGGAGCGACGAAGCGGCTCATATGGCCTCCAATCGTTCAAGCTGGCCGGCGGTACCGGAGATGGTCAGCGAGCGGCTTTCCTTGATCGAGTAATCGCCGAGGTGCCCGCGCGGATAATAGTCACCGGGCAGGATGAACGCGAAGACGCCG